AGGTAATCGCTCACCGAACCGGTGACACTCCAGATTTCAGCGCCCGGAATCGGGGCGCCCGTGCATTCGATGCGCAGCAGCTCGGTGGGCACCGCTGCAGCGACAGTCAGGTCGACCACCGCGCGCCGGATGTACGTGGTCCCATCGCGCGTGCTGCCGGCGCTGTAGCTGGCGGTGTAGACGCTCAGGTCATCGCAGGCCATGCCGCCCGGGCGTCGGTCCTGCGCGATGACGCCGTCGACCTCGATCAGCGTCGAGTCCGACTGGATCTTCGCCAGCAGCGAGTAAAGCGTGGTGATGTCGGTGTGGGTTCTTGCGACCACACCGCCGTCCAGTTCTTCGACCGTCCGCCCGCCGGTGATGGCGTACACGCGCGTCCCAATGGGCACGGCGCGGCGCAAGACCGGCGACAGGTGGTAGCGGTATGCGCCGTCGCGGAAGGTGCGCCAATGCCGGTACACGGTCGCATCGTCGCCGAAGCGAAGGCGCGGAGCGGTGGTCGGGACGGTGCCTTCGGGCTCCAACAGCGGGCCGCCGAAGTGGTATTGCTCGCCGGTAAACTCGCTGGCGCCCGCGCTCATTTCGCCGGTGGTCGCGTAGTCGGTCGCTGTGGCCGTCAGGCCCGCCTGCGACACGCGCACGCTGAGATCGTTGCCGGCGCTGCCCGCGGTCTGTGCGCGCAGGTTCACGGACTGGAACGGCGCCCAGGCCTGGCGGGTAGGCGTGCCGGTGTCGAGCACGGTGACAACGAACTCCTGCGCATCGATGCCGCTGGTAGCGCTGACGCCGGACAGCACGCCATTGCCGACGCCGGAGAACACCGGGGCGCTCAGCAGCGGGGCGCCGTTGATGGTGGTGCTGATCACCTCGACGTCGACGGTGGCATCGTCCGCACCGGTGTAGCTGCCGCCCAGCGCGACCGAGCCGCCGCCGTCAGCATCGCGCGACACCAGCTCCCACGCGGACGATGCGACGCAGTTGGTCGCCGTCAGCGTCGCGGTGCGGATGATGTTTTCGAGGCCGGTCGGGTAGCGCATCAGCGGTTCAGCCTGTTGATTCGTTCGAGTTCCGGGGCGATGAATCGGGACACGATGTCGCGCCAGCCAGCTGCGTCGGTGGGGGCGCCGGAGACGTTCACGACGATGGCCGGCGCGGCATCCCGCGACCCGGCGCCGGCTGATGTGCCGCGCCCCGCTGACGTTGCTGGCGCTGCCGTTTGCGGTCCGCCCTGCGTGCCGATTCCGCCCGCCAAGCCAGCTCGGCGCTGCTCGATCTCGAGGCCGCGCTCGCCCTCGTCGTTGGTCTTGCGCCGGGCTTCGGCCAGCTTCAGTTCGATCTGAACCAACTTCTCGACGAGCGTTGAAGACTCGCCATACTGGTCTTTGATCCGCCGCCTGATGCGGTCTTCTTCGCTCAGTTGCGCGTTCTGCCGCTCGCGGATTTCGATTGCGTCGCGTAGCTGCTTTTCTTCGTCCGCGCCCTGGGCAAAGAAGTCGTTTAGCGTGCGCAGGTAGTCGCGGACAGACTTGGCATTTCCGGCCGCGGCTAGCGCGTTGCGGACAAATTCCTCGGTCAGCGTGCCGATGCTGATCGCGGTAGAGCTGGACTGGTTGGCGATGTTGCCGAACGAATCCGCCGTATCTTCGTTCTGTTGCTGGAGATTTCCGCCGGCCTCTGTGTTGCCTTCTTGTTCTTGACGCAGTCGGCGCAAGGCTGCGGCGGCTTTGTCTGCGCTGTTGGCCAGGTCATTGTTGCTTTTGGCGGCTTCGTCGATCGCGGCCTGCATCGTGGCGATGCTGGCTTCGGTCTTGCCGATCTCTACCGTCAGCGCCCGGAATGAATCGGAATTGGACAGGTTGGCGTTGTAGAGCGTGACTTGTGCGGCAACCAGCGTGGCAAGCCGGAACCGCTCAAGTCCGATGGCGGCCTGTGCGGCGCCACCGGCCAGCTTCTCCATCGAGATTTCGGTGAGCTTGGCGGCTTTCGGAATCTCTCCAAGCTGTTTTGCAGTGGTTGCTGCCGCCGCACCAGCCTGACCGGATGCGGACGCAAACAGCTTTACGCTGGCGGTTGCGGTATCCGTCGCTGCCTTATGCTCGCGCGTCGATTTCTTGTTCTTGTCGAGCCCAACCCCGAGCCCATCGATACTCTTGCCGGCTTCGCGTGACGCGACATTAAGCCGATTGGTTGCGCCCGTTGCCTCGGCAAATGCTGAATCCAGCGTCGCCGTGATCTCGCGCACGTACTCCACGGCAGACCCGATGGCGCGGATCGTGTCCGCGGTCGCCTGGACAACGACCACAAGCGCCTCAAACGCTGATTTCGCGTCTGCTGCAAAGTTGGCGATATCGCCAGCCCACGCCTCAAGGTCCGCGTTCTCGATCAGGTTGCCAACCGACTGAATGGCGCCGGTCGCCATCGCTGCGAACTGCTCGCGCACTCGGGCGAATTGCGGCGAGTCGGCAAGACTGTTGATCTGCTCAGCAACTTTCGCGGCATCGTCGGCCAGCGGCTGCAGGATCGGCGACAGGAACTCGTTGCGCAGGTTGCCGACCGCGGCTTGCAGGCGGGCCACGGCGCCGTTGAACGTCTCATCAATGACGGCCGCGGCGCGCTCGCTCGATCCTGCGGCGCCGTCCACGATGGCCCCAAACTCGCGCAGCGCGCCGCCGCCCTCAGCCAGCAGCACCTTCAGCGCAGCACGCGGGCGATTGCCGAGCGCCTCAAGGATCGGCGCCGCCTTCGCGCTGTCCTTGCTCAGTGCATCGACGATATCCGCAAAGGACTTGCCAGCAAGGCCGGCATCATCCAGCGCTTTACCTGCCTTGCTCGCCGGGTTGTTCAGCTCTGTCAACACGGTGCCGAGTTGCTTGGCGGCCTGCGTGCCTTCGATGCCGCGCGATGCCAGTGCAGCAAGTGCAGCAGTCGCCCCAGATACACCCAGGCCAGCCTGCTCAGCCTGCACGCCGATCGCGGCCAGACCGTTCTGCAGCGTTGCAGTCCCGACGCCAGCGGCGCGCGATGCCGCCGTGAGTTGATCCGCCAGCGCCGCGATGATCTGCGGCTTTTCGCCGAACGTGTCAAGCACGCCGCCGAGCGCCTTGGTTGCGGTCGCTGCGTCCTGCGCGTTGGCCTTGGCGTAGCTCAGCACGGTATTCAGCGACGCCACGGCCTCGGATGCGCTGAATCCATCCTCGGCCATCAACACCAGCGCGCCAGCAGCCTGATCGGCAGTGACGCCGACCTCGGTAGCCGCGTCGCGCACGGCTTGCTGTAGCGCGACCTGTTCTTCTGTAGTGGCCTGCGTGATGTCGACCACGCGAGCGAGCGCAGTCTCCAGATCGGCGACGCTTGAAACGGCATCCCCGATGCCGCCAGCGATGTTGCCGAGCGCAGCGAATCCCTTGCCCGCCAACTCCGCAACCTGGTTGAGCTTGGCCAGCTCAGCGCCGACGCCGCCGACGCCTTTCTGAATCGCCGCCAGGTTCTTCGTGACGCCATCAATAAGCGATAGCTTTATGGTCTCGTCGCGTGCCATCAGCGCTTGCTCATTTCGCGGAAGATGCGGCGCGTGAGTTCGTCACGGGCGCGGATGGATTGGCGCAGGACGAAGCGCTCGGACACTTCGCGGTTGCGCAGCATCGATGCCACGGACGGGCCGTAAAGCACCTTGATCGGGGTCCGCTCTTTGCCTTCGCGCTTGAACGGGACACCCGCGAACTTGGGTGGCGTGAACCCGCCCTTGATCAGCTTGCGGCGACCCTTGCGGACTGCGGCCATGTAGCCCTTGGCCGCTTGCTTGCCGCCAAACGATTGCAGCGTGATTCCCTTGGCCTTGCCGGTGGTGATGACCTCGAAGCCCTTGGCGACAGAGATCAAGCTCTCGCCGACGCGTGCCTGCTTGATGTTGTAGATCGCCGTGATCTCGCGCTTTGCTTCGGTGCCGGACGCGCGTGCAACCGATGAGGCGGCCTGCGCAAAGACCTTTGGCGCGTCCGCAGCCACGCGCGCCAGATCGCGCGCAAGGTTGCCGATGCCAACGGAGTCGGCCCGAATCATGCCGCCCTCCGCATCATCCGTTCGCGCATCCGCGCCGGATCGATTGCCGCCTCGGCTTGTTGCATTGCATCGGCTGCATCAGCAACGACGCTGTCGGAGATCCATTCAGCGAACTCGACCGCCACCGCATCGGCGACGGTACGCACGGGCATGGCGTACACGTCCTCAATGGACGCGCCGAGCCGCTGCGCGAGC